ACTCCATTCCTAAAAGTAGGAGGTGCAAATCTAACTCTACCCTATGTTAATGGTAGGAATCAGACTAATGGATATATTCCCTTTGGGCAGGATAACCTATTCCCTGAGCTACTCAATCAGATATTCTATAGCAGTCCATTACATGGCTCAATAGTAGGGTATAAAGTGAATGCAGCTGTAGGAGGTGGATTTAATATAGTAGCTGATAGACTTACTCCACAGGATAAGCTAGAGCTATATACATTAGAGAGAAAACTAAACATAAAAAAGGTAGTCCCTGCAGTAACTCAGCAACTAATCCTACATAATAGAATATATTTTAAGCTATGCTTTGATGATAAGATGAAGCTAACTAAAATTGTCAATTTATCCCCTGAGAAACTTAGAATAAACTTAGATAGAAAGAGATACTATATCTGTGATGATTGGGCTAGTAGGATTGGAGTACAGGAGATAAAAAGATATACTCCTACCTCTAGAGATTATGAGCAACTATTTGTGTATGAGGTAGAAAGCATTGGTCAAGATTTTTATTCTTTGCCCTCCTATACATCAAGTTTAAATTATGCATTTTTGAGTGGCGAGCTTTCATACTTTGCTAAGAGTAATATACAAAATTCAGTATTCCCTAGCTTTGCTATGATGTTCCCTAAAAGACCTCAGTCTGAGGAGGAAAAGAACATGATAAGAAATACTATTGATAGATTGAAAGGTGCTGCTAATGCAGGTAAAGCTGTGGCTTTCTTTGCTAACTCAGCAGACCAACTGCCTAAGATAGAGTCACTACCAACCAATGGTAATGATAAACTATTTCAAGAGGCATCACAGCTGAATACTGAGCAGATTTGCTTCTCTCATACCATTGATCCTATACTTATGGGAATCCGTACAACAGGCTCACTAGGTAATGGCTCAGATATTAAGCAGGCTTATATCATATTTGAGAAAAATGTAGTAATGCCATTGAGAGATATGGTAGCTGATATCTTTAATGAGTTACTATTCATAGCTAAGATAGATGCAGATTTCACAATCAATAACTATCAGATAATTAACGAGGCAATAGTAGAGCTTGAGGGAGATACCTCTAAGACTAATGATGCACTTAATACATTGAATCCTGCAGTAGCTGCTAAAGTCTTAGAGAATATGTCTAAAAATGAAATTAGAGCCTTAGCATCTTTACCTCCATTGAATGATACACCAACACCAACAATCTGATGCTATACTTTATAACAGAAACTTACTTAAAGAATAATACTCCCATCACAGCTAATGTAGATGTAAATAATGTTACTCCCTACCTAGCTACTCAAGCTCAGCTAAGAATCATGCCTATCTTAGGTACTACATTTTATAATGACTTACTAACTAAGTACAATGATCAGACATTAGATCCTGATGAAGAGGTGCTAGTTACATTCATTCAGCCTATTATAGCATGGAGAGCAGCTGAAGATGCTGTCTTTGGTCTATCATTACAGCTAAAGAATAAAGGATTGCAAACTCAATTCGGAGATAACAGCTCATCAGTAGATAGAGGTACTATAGCATTCAGTATGGAACACTATGCACAAAAGGCTGCATTCTTTGAGCAAAGATTAATAAGATACCTACTTAAGAACAGAGCTTTGTATCCAATATTCACAGGTACAACTAACCGAGATACTGACCTTAGACCTATGATTGATGGATGTAGCTGTTTATCTAATGGCTTACTAGAGTGCAATGGTCTATGTGGAGGTGCAGGTAACAATGGTTACAATAATTCAATCTTAATAATATGAAGCACTCAGGAGTCTTATCAATTATAGTATTCAGTACAGGATACTTAACAGGCATAGCATTAGTATGTGAGCCTGCTATATATCTTAAGCTAATGGGAGCTAGTATAATAGGCTACCTTAGTTTTATTCTAGCATTACAAATGGAGGGTGAGGAATGAAAGCACAACTAACACTACTAACACTATCAATACAATCAGAACTTTTGACTCTTATATCTATATGCTTTGCATTCTTTTTACCTATATCAGGAATACTCCTGATGATTGGAGTATTAATTATCATTGATACTTTTACAGGTATAAAAAAAGCTAATAAATTAAAAGAGAAAATAACTAGCAGAAAACTATCTGCTATTATAAGTAAGTTGTTACTCTATGAAGTTACTGTGATTATGTTCTTTTTGATAGACCAATTCATACTAAATGATATCATCCTCATTTTTTTCAGTGTACCATTTATGCTTACCAAAATTGTAGCATTGGTCCTAGCATCTGTAGAGGTAATCTCTATTAATGAAAACATTAAAGTAATTTCTACTAGAAACTTAGACCTTTGGCAAAGTGCTAAGGCATTATTTGCTAGAGCTAAGGAAGTTAAAGAGGACCTAAACAAATTGAAATGACTAGATGGGAATTAACATCTAAATATGGTACTGCTAATGTAACAGGTGCAGGTTACTTAGTGAAGATTAAACTACCATATCCAATGCGTATAGCTTGGGATTTGGACAGCACTGTCAATACTATGATGTGCCATAAGTTAGTAGCTGATAATTTTACTGCTGTATTCAATGAGATTCTAGCTACCTATGGATATGATAAGATTAAGGAGTTAGGGATAGATTTATTCGGTGGATGTTTCAACTATAGAAAGATGAGGGGAGGTACAGCATTATCCATGCATTCATGGGGGATTGCAATAGACTTAGATCCTGCTAGAAATCTACTTAAAGAATCAGCGAAAACTGCAAGATTTGCAAGAGCTGAGTATAAGGCAATGATAGATATATTCTATAAGCATGGTTTTATATCTTTGGGTAGAGAGAAGAATTATGATTGGATGCACTTTGAAATAAAAGAATGATGAGATACTTAGCTATAATCTTACTACTCAGCAGCTGCTCTGCACAGTACCACCTGAACAAAGCAATTAAAAAAGGATATACCTGTGAAGAGACAGGAGATACTATCAGAATCACTACACTAGATAGCATACCTGTTATAATTAATAATGATATAATTTGGGAGAAGTTTATAACTACTAAGGATACAATCATAAAGTATAGAACAACTTATGTGCCTAAGACAAAAATAGAATTAAAGCGAGAGTTTAAACTTAAGATAAAAACTATCTACAAAGATAGGATAGTAGAGAAAGCACAGGCTAAGGCTTCACAACCTAGACCTAGAGGCAATCTTAGTCTATTATTTGTGGGAGTAGGCATAGGCTTACTGCTATCATATCTCTTTAAATTTGCAAGGGAGAAATATTTGTTCTAAGTTTACACCATATATGGTAAGAAAAAGACTGTTTTTTGACATTGAGACATCATTCAATGTTGGTATATTTTGGCGATCAGGATATAACCTCACAATCAATCCAGGTGACATCATTCATGAGAGAGCTATTATCTGCATCTGCTACAAATGGGAGTCAGATGGTGATGTACAGTTCCTAACTTGGGATAAAAAGCAATCAGATAAGGCAATGATTAAAGCATTCCTTAAAGTTATGGCTCAAGCAGATGAAATTGTGGCTCATAATGGGGATAGATTTGACCTCAAATGGTTGCGTACAAGAGCCATAATACATGGACTTGATGTAATGCCCTCACCAAAGACTATAGATACTCTTAAATGGGCTAGAAAGTACTTTAATTTTAATAGTAATAAACTAGACTATATTGCTAAGTATTTAGGAGTAGGGCAGAAGATGGATACAGGGGGATTAGACCTGTGGAAAGACATAGTATTTAAGAAAGATCAGCAGGCTATGGATAAGATGGTAGCATATTGTAAAATGGATGTCACTGTTCTAGAAGCTGTATTCAATAAGCTCAATTCTTATGCAGCTCCTGCTACTAATTATGCTGTAATGGAGGGAGATGAGAAGTTCTGCTGTCCTGAATGCACTAACTATAATGTAAGACATAATAAACAGGTAGTAACTGCAGCAGGGACTATCCACTATTGGATGTTGTGTAATGATTGCAGAAAGCACTATA